CTATTTTTTGTAAGCGTAGAATGTTTACCATCAATAATAGTAATTGATTCCATTACAGCATTATAGATTGCTCGATCTTGACACCATTTTTCGGTATTATCAAGCAACCATTTATCATCTACTTTATCACCAACAAATAATGTTTCAGCAATTTCACATGCTGCAGTATAAGCATCACCACTTAAAGTTGAATTATTTAACTCAACCATAAATGATTCCGCTGTAGGTAACTTATTATATTTCGCTACATATTTACCAGCTTCTTTAAAAAGAGTACGATAAGGACCTTCGAAATATTCTGGTTTAATAAATGGCAAAACGCGACGCATGTAATCATCGTCGGTTAATAAGTTTCTTAAAATAGTTTGTTCAATTTTATTGTTCAATGAATCCTACCGTTTCTCGTTTAATATCATTATGATTAAATTCTGCCCAATACAATTCAAAGGCAACACCGTCTTCGAGACATTCAAATTGATGATAAACACCTGGTTTCACTTTTGTATATTGCCCCATCTGAAGTTCAGTCTCATCGACTAAATCATAATCATTTTGCCACACACGAATCAACATACGTCCACTTTCAACATAAAAACCATTCCATTTGAATTCGTGCATATGTTTAGAACATACACCACCTTGTTCCATCTCAATACGATGAAATTCTAGGACACCATTCGCTTCAATTAGCTCAGTTTGTCCCCAAACTTTTCCAGCAATCATGATTTAAACTCTCTTTCAATTATATTATTCGCTTCAGGTAAACAAGCAACCTGAATTATTTCATCATCAAAACCAGCAACTCTAATTACTTCAATCGCAAGTCTATCACTATTTAATGGATCATTAACATAACTCACACATTCATTTCTTGTTTTAAATTCTAAAATTGGAATTTGAATTGGCTGTGCTTTTGCCATTACTATAATAATTAACCACTTCATTTTTTTATTTCTGTTACAGCTATAATATAAAAACCAATAATAATTATAGCTAATATACTAATAGCTGTTGCTATTTCGCCCATTCCATTTCTCCGCATCTTCAGGTGTATTAATTTCTATTCCTGACCATTCTACCTCATTTACACCAATTTGTACACCGTTTTTTATCCATCTTAATTGTTCTAATTGTTCAATGTTTTCTTCAGGATATTTTACATATGACCAATATTTAGCAAGTATCTCTCTCGTATATCCATACACACCTAAATGCCAATCGCCATATCCTTTAAATCCTCGTCCAAACCATAAAGCTCTATTTTCATATCGAATTAATTTTACACTGTTAGGATCATTTTGTAACTCTTTAGGCATTTTAGTATAAACAGTAGATACATGATAAAATCCTAATAAATCTAAACAACCTTCAATACAATCAGATGTTATATCGGGCATATCACCTTGAACATTAATAAATCGCTCGTATCTTCTTAATAAAGGTATAGCTCCACTACATCTTTCGGTTCCATTTTTGTAATCAGCATTTTCAACTCTACAATTATTATCATTAAAAAGTTGTGCTATACTCCAATCATCTGTTAAAACATATGTATCATAACCTGTTTTGGCACATGCTTCATACACACGCTTTATCATTGGAATACCACCTAAATCTGTAAGTGGTTTTCCAGGAAATCGACTCGATTTAAATCGTGCCGGAATAAGTATAGCGGTCGATGTCATCTATCACCTGTTGAAAATCTTCTAATCTTAACATATTCGGTCCATCACTTGGAGCATTATCTGGATCTGGATGAACTTCTAAAAAATGGCTATTGACGCCAAGAGCAGCGGCAGCACGGCAAAGACCACGAACATAAGCACGATTCCCACCGCTACTATTACCCTGTCCACCGGGCGATTGGACAGCATGCGTCCCATCAAACACAATCGGTATATCGTACGTAGCAAGAAGATACTGAAGACCAGTATAATCAACCACCAACCTATTGTACCCAAAACTTGTACCTCTCTCTGTAATCCATACTTCTTTAGCACCTTCAGTTTTACTTAAAATACCAGCAACATCCCAAGGTGCCAAAAATTGGCCTTTTTTGATATTAATAATACAATTGGTTTTACAAGCTTCTTGAATTAGATCTGTTTGTCTACATAAAAAAGCTGGTATCTGTATTACGTCAACAATATCTTTTAAATATTGAATATGATCTATTTCATGTACATCAGTAACTATCTTTAATTCAGGAATTTCATCTTTCATATAAAGAAAGTCACGAATAGTTTCATGTAAACCAAGCCCACGTTTACCATTTACGTGGGTTCGGTTTGCTTTATCATAGCTTGCTTTAAAATAATAATCAAATAAGTATTGATCGCAAACCCATTTACACTCATAAGCAATATCTAAAGATTGCTCAAGAGACTCATGTTGACACGGTCCTGCTATTATCCGCACGTTTTGCTTCCTCTCGTTCTATAGCAGCTTCAACCGCATTAGTCATACATTCATATAGAATTTCACCAACAACCTCAGCGCATTCATCTTCAGTAAGACCATCAATAGGAGAAGATAAAATTTGAAAATTAAAATTCAATTCGTCTTTTTCAGCCACTTCGGCAATAGTACCAAATCTAAAAATAGTTTCAGTGTATTCGCCTTTTAATATTCTAACATTCCACCAATTTTCATCATCTGATGGAATAAGTTCAAAGTCTTCATTCTGTTTCAAATTCAAGTTCCACTTCTGCTTGATAACCAATAGCATACTGACGTTTTAAGAATTCTTTGAAATCAGTATTGGCAAAAATTGGATCCCAAAACTCTTTTTCTAGAGTTTGATCATGCCGTACCTTTGCGCCAATTTCACCTGTTTCCTGATTAACTTCAGAATACCACCCGTTGGAAGGTTTAGTAACGTAGCCACCAGCGAGAGCCACATCAAGAAGGCCGCTATAATTGCGAACACCACCGTCCCAGGAAACAGTAATAGGAATCTTAGACTTTTCTTTAACATATCTGCTCTTCTCAACATTAATTACAAAATGATAACCTTGAATTTCTGTACCTTTTTTATCTTGTTGTCTGCCAAGAATCCAAATATTATCAGCACTATAATATATACCTGTACCTCCAGATACTACAGCTTTTGGAAATAATCCAATTTCCATATAAGTATGATTTACTGCAATAAGAGGAATATTTTTCATATTTAGATATGGAGTACACATTCTAAATAAACCTTTTAGTGCCTTCGCACGTGACATATCTGCTACAGATTTTTCATTGATAGCATCTTCTAATTCTTTTTTCGATGCTAAGTTACCAACAGAATCAATCATAATGATAACTTTATCATCACGATCAAGACCTTCGAGTTGAGAAATGACATCAAATTTGAGTTCTTCTACATTTGTAATTGGAGTATGAAGAACACGAGTAGGATCAATGTCATATTGTTGAAAATATGCTTGAGGCGAACCAAACTCTGAATCATAAAATAGAAGTACAGCATCTTCGTATTTTTTTAAATACGCCGAAGCCATAATAAGACCAAAAGATGTCTTAAAATGTTTTGATGGACCTGCAAGAACTGTAAGGCCTGGAGCAATTCCACCATCTACAGAACCAGATAATGCCACATTAATCATTGGTACATCTGTTGGTACCATATCTTTTTCAGTAAAAAACTTACTTTCACTCAGAGCAGCAGTAAATTCTACTTTACTGTTCTTTTTCAATTTATCCATTATTGACATATTATACGGGAGTCCCTTCATATTGGTTATTCATAATAAATCGTTTTACATCGACAGTTGGTTCCCAACCAAATTCTTCTTTCATATGAGTATTATCAGCAGTATTATCTGGTGCTTCACAAGCAGCACCTTCTTTTATAGGTATGTCATATCCAGCCAATTTTGCCAAATCAGATACAATATTACCCACTCCAGTACCAATATCGTAAGCGCGCTGTTGTGGCTCAGTGTCCGAATTGATAATAGCCAATATCGCTGAGACAACATCACTAACGTGAATAAAGTCACGCACGTGATTAGTACTATACTCAAGATTGCCTGAAAGAAGCCTACCCATGAACATAGTATCGCGAGCACCATCACCGTACACAGTTGTAAAGCGAAGCGCTGTTTGTCGAGATCTTGCAGTTTCTTCGTTAACTTTCTTTGTTGTTCCATAAGGAGATAACCACCATCTGTGAATACAAGATGAGGAAGCATACAATAATGGCACATTATTCTTCCTACAAATTTGTTGTATTCGGGTTGTATTTTCTACATTGTTTTTCCAATATTCTTCTGGATATTCAATGCTACGTCTTACATCGGCTTGTGCTGCTAAATGAATTACCCAATTTGTGCCAGTAGGTAATTCAAAATGATCGATATGTCTTTTATCTTTTCGATCCCATTGATCTACAACATGTCCAGCTGCAATCAATTCTTTTACCAAATGGGATCCAATGAACCCATGTGATCCAGTTACTACAAATTTCATTTGAGAATCCTCTAATATTACTTAGGCTATTTATCCTATTATACCATAAATTCGTCTAATAGTACACTCTTTTCTGGAGGTCGACCTTGTCTTTGTGCCCAACCTGATACCCAACCAGAATTATTTTGAATATCGGCAGCAATATGGTCAAATGTATCATCATTTCGTGGTACATAATTTTGACCGAATCTAACAAAATCACATAGAACATCTTCATTATCTCGTGGTGCACCACCCATGCGTTCGCACAGTACATCCATAAATTTATCAGTGCTATATCCACTTGACATAATTTTCATACTTCTTACTGCGTTATTACCAAAGTATCCATGAGATTGATCATCAACAAGATCTTTATGATAATCACCTAAATCATATGAAAAAGCAGCATAGACAAAGTTAAATTTTCTGTGTCCTTGTTCTGCGTTATATGCATTTAAAAAATCACTTACTTGTTTATGTGTTTTCTTTTGACCGCTATGTAACCAATCAATAAGTCTATCTAAAAGGTGCGGCAATTCTTCAGTAAGATAATCAATAACACTCACACCTTTACGTGGAGCTGGAGGTTGATTTCCAATTGAAGTGAAAGTTGGGATCTTATTTGCTTTACGATATTTAAGATCAGCACTCATTTCTTCGATTGATTCTAAAACTCCCCATCTGTGAACACAATTATTTCTATAACCATGATCTCTTGTAAATGATGCTCCAGATCCTGTGGCTCTATGACACATATAAGCAAATAACCACGTTTTAAGATCCCATTTATCAGTGA